ATTTTCTATCATTTTTGTTTTTGTCTTTATATTGTCTTATACAATTATACCTATTGCATATTGTTCTGCTATTGAAGTCGTTTATTTGTTTTAATTTCCCTGACTCTTGTTTGTCTGTAGATATTTTAATATTTGTTACCATTGCTTTATTGCATGTATTACAGGTCACACCATTTATTATTTTTGTTTGCTTATTTTTACTTTTCTTTTTATTACTTCCCGTATGATTCCTTATGCTCTTCAAGATTCTATTTATATTTATTAGTACCTTTTTCTCTTGGTTATTATCTCCGTTTTCTATTATGTCGTACCATGTTTTAATCTCTTCTTTACTTAATTTCTCTTGTTTGTCCAATATTTTGGTCTCGTCTTTATGCATCCATTCTATTATCTCAACTGTTTCTTGAATGTTATCCTCCTGTATTTCATAGCATTCTAGTTTTATTGTTGTGTCTGTATTAACTCTCATAATGTCATGTGAGTAAATCTCTGTTGACACTTCCTTGAGTACATTCTTTAAATAGTAACTTGAATAGTCCGCCTCACCTTCATATACTTCTCTTAGAGTACATATAATATATGCCGAGGCTAATAATATGTCACCCCGTTGCCAATTCCCATAAATAAAACTCAGACATTTTGACGTTACTATTTTTCTCCCTCTTACATTTAATTTTCCTCTCTTTTCTCCTGATAACCATAGTTTACCTACAACTCTGTTACCTAATCTGTATGTAGAATGGATTATTAGCTCGCTATCCCCTGATTTACATTTAATTGGTCTTACAGTATGTGATAGGAATTCTGGGTCATTCATCTGTATTTTAATATCTCTAGTAGCCCAGCCAATCTTCTGCGCTACTTCTTCTATTATTTCACGTATTTTATCTATCTCCAATATTGTCAATATGGTATTTATCAATTGTATAATTATATCATCACCAGCACAACCTGCTTTCTTTATCAGTATTTTATGTTCTAACTTTAATTTTTGTAATCTTTCTTTTAATATTTTTATATATGTTGCTGTTCTAGCTGTATTATCATCACTGGTTGTCGTATCTCCGCTAGCTTGACCCCCTATAATCAATCCATTTATTATATTTCTATAGCTTACCTTTCTTATTATTAATGTATCATATCTATTTCTTATGTAATAGGCATCATTTAAACTACCGCCATTTAATAATAGTTGTAGTATCCGAGCATCTCGGCATGCCTTCATTTGGTATGGGTGTTGGTACTTATCAAAATTTAGCATATCCATTGTTATATAATAATACCGTTCTTCAACATCAATTATATATCGCATTTCCCTATACATATTTATACCTATTTGCGGGTATTTTTCAAATCTTTTATCTGCAATGGTATCGTTTAAAGTAGCGTATATTCTAGTATCTGCTACTCTTAATGGTAATGAAGGAGCTTGTATCAATCTAGTTATTTTAGGTTCCATTTTCTCATCGTATTGCACTGTCTCAACTTTCATATATATTTGATATACGTCAATTTCTGATTTCCTATTTTTGTCTATTATTATTGATTCTCTTGTCCATTTAATTATTTTTAACCATTGTTCATTCATTTCACTTATGTTTATGTCCTTCCATTTTTTCTCTAATAATGTGTGTTTTGCCATTTCTCCTGCAGTCCCTTTTGTTGTCAAAGCTCTTGATAAAGCCTCCTCCTCTGTTATTATCGAAGGTGATAAGTTACTAAACTCATCAACTAGATAATCGTAAAACTTTTCCATTGTTTTTCTGTCATTAATCGGTTTTTCACCCGCTAGCCTTTTGTTTATTGCTTTAACTAACATTTCATCGTCTAATTTTGAATGCAGTCTTTCATGTATTCTTTTATTCATTTCCCTAGATGGGTTGAACCACCTTGTCATGTCTAGATATGTTGATTCTTCTACATCTACTTCATGTATCTTCTTGTTGGAAGCACACCATCTTGATGCTGTTGCTATACCTGTTGACAAACCTTTTTGTCTCCAATATCCTACTATCCCCTTGTTTCTAATCTTATTTGCTAATTCGTTTTTCTCCAGCTCGTAATCTATACCCAACCATTGATACTCCATAAATTCTTCATTTGCCAGACTACCTGCTACTATCATTGGTAGTAATACATATTTTAATATTTTAGGGCTTTTGATTATCTTCATCACATATAAAGCATAAGTTATTATATAGACAACTTTTGATATTATTGTCATTTCCCCTGTTAATATTGTTGCCATTACTGCGGAATCCATTTGATCAGTTATTAATAATGCATATGCTAATGCCGACGTTATCATAGCCCAACTAATG